GTCGGAACTCAAACAGTACGGACGGCTGCCCGACGGTGAAGACGCCATTCTCGACATCCTCTGCGGAGCCGCCGTCAGCCTCTACGAACGCATGACGGAACGCGCCTACGTCACCCGCACGCTACAGGTGGACGTAGACGCCTCGGAAGCCACCTCCCCCATCATCCTCCCCTACCCCCCTCTGCTCACGTTCACCTCGGCGACGGAGTACGACACGGCGGGCGCCTCTACGGTGGTCTCGGCGACGGACTACTACATCTCCGGCACGAACCCGGCGCGGCTGGTGGCGCAGAATGCCGGGTGGCTCATACAGCGTTCGTTCAGCGCGTTGCGCCTCGTCTACACCTGCGGCTACGGCACTGCCGCGTCCTCCGTCCCGGCAGACATGCGCCTTGCCATGCTCCGGCTGGCCCTCTACCTCTACGAACACCGGGACGAGGTAGAGATGATCGTCGGCGGCGGCTCTATGGACGCGCTCCCGGTGGGCCTGCGTGAGATGGTAGCGGCACATCGGGCCTGGGTGCTATGACGACCTGCGAGGTGGCACCATGAACGCCGGAACGATGCGCCATGCGGTGGTGTTACAGGAGGTGACGGAGGCGACAGGGGCCGGGGGCGGCGTCCTCACCCGCACCTGGTCAACCGTCGCCACCGTCTACGCCGCCGTCCGACCGCTCACGGGGCGCGAACTCCTGCAACACGGCGTGCCCAAGGCTGGCATCACGCACCGCGTGACCATCCGCAAGCCGGTGCATCGTTCGACCGGGGCGGAGGTGCGCCCGACGCCGGACATGCGCCTCGTGCATGAGACGACGCGGCACCTCTACATCTCGCAGGTGATAGAGGTGGCCGAGGCCGGGTTTTTCTACGAACTCCTGTGCGAGGAACGAATCTCGTAACGAATCTCGTAACGAACCTCGTAACGAATATCGTAACGAACGCCGCACCATGATTGAGATTGAGATCGAGGGTCTGGACGAGGCTATCCGCCTCCTCGACGCCTTCCCGGAGACGGTGAAGACGCAGGTGGCGGCGACGCTGGCGACGGCGGCCTACGAGACAGAGGCTGAGGCCAAACGCCTTGCCGCCGTCGATACCGGCGGGATGCGTTCGGCGATCCGTGCCCGGCAGGTCGGCCCCCTCGAATGGGAGGTACGTTCGCCCCGTCCCGGCGTCTACGTTGAGTTCGGGACGCGGCCACACTTCCCACCCCTCGCGCCGATCACAGCCTGGGCACGGCGGCATGGCATCGAGAAGGCGGCCTTCGCCATTGCCCGCAAGATCTCGCGGGTGGGGACACGGGCGCAGCCGTTCATGCGCCCGGCGCTCGAAAAGGTGATGCCGCGTATCCGCCAAATGATCGACCAGATCGCAAGAGGTGCCAGATGAGCGCCGGGTTCGCATTGCAGAAGGGCATCGCCGCACGGCTGGCCGCACACGCGGCCACTTCGGCCTACACCGTCCGGGACAACACGCTCACGACGGCGACGCAGTACGTCCGCGTAGGCGTAGGCGAGAACGCCGAACAGATACCCGTCAAGGGGGCCAACATCTACACCGAAGAGGTACCTATCGAGGTCATCACGACAGCGGAGGCCGGGTCGAAGACAGTGAAGGACATCATGGAGGACGTGACGACGGCGCTCTTCAGCAGCGCCCTCTCTATCACGGCAGACGGCTACGCGGTGCTGGCCCCACCGACGAAGACGTTCGAGACCGTGCTGGAGGAGATCGACCCGACGACGGGGAACGAGGTGCGGCGGGGCATCGCACGGTTCAGGTTCCACACACAGAAACTATAAGCGACCAAAATATAAGGGGTTACGGCTATGGCAGCACCGACAACCGCACTCGTTGGCGTCAACCTCGTCCTGAAGGCGGGCGGGACGGTCGTCGCCCACAACATCACTGCCTCGCTTCGGCTTCAGAAGGCGCTCGACAGCATCTACTCGAAGACCAACGCCTACGATGAGGCGATGACCTACGGGGATTCGTCCTGGGAGGTCTCGTTTGATAACCTGTACCCGGAATCGTCGGCGGCCCTGCACGGGGCCGGGGCGTCCCTCAAGATCAACGGGGCGGGCGGCGCGGCGATGGTCGGCTGGCGCAGCATCGGCATGGATGTCTCTGTCGAGATGGCTGACATCACGCACAACGGCAGTGCGCTCCAGCGGGCGATCCTCCCCGCCAAGCGTGCCCTCTCCGTCAACGTGCAGGGCCTCTACTTCGACCCCGCTGACGCAACATCCGGGCAGGGGCCGGAGATCGACCGCCTCCTCGACAACCTCGAAGACACAACCCCCTCAACGCTCTCGTGCGTCCTGGCCTTCGGCGCGAACCAGTCGTTCACGTTCTCGGCCTATCCCGAATCGTTCGCCCTCGCCTTCCCGGCGGCAGACGTGGCAACGCATGACCTCACGCTGCGTGCTACCGGCGCTATCACTGAGGTGACGACGGGCGCGGACACCGGCCTTGCCGCCGTGCTCAACAGCGTATGGCCCTCCGGTGCGCCCACCGGCCTGACGGTAGAGATAAACGAGACATCCTCCACGCCCGGCTGGTCGAAATACACGGGCAGCGTCTTCGTGTCCAGTCTCTCCGTGACCATCCCGCGAGATGGCATTATCCGCGTCTCCGGGACGCTCTCTGGCACCGGCGCACTCACCCGCGCCACCAACCCGTAACCACCGAGGCACGCACCATGCCGCGCACCATCGCCGTACCCGATTTCGTCCGCAACGACCCGGCCTATTTCGAGGCAGAGCTGGCCGGGCAGACCTGGCCGTTCTGGATCTGTCTTCGTGGCGAAGCGCTCGCGCAGAGGCACGGCGTGGACATCACGCAGGTGGCCGGTATGGATCAGGCGATAGTGATGATGTGGATGGCGAACCTGCCGTTCAACCCGGACTGTACGCTTGAGGCGTTCCGGGCGGTGTGGGACTTCGTGCCGCCGTCGGCGTTCATGCGGCTGTGTCAGGCGCTCAACGCACAGGCGGCGGCGCAGAGCATCGATGGTGACGACCAGGGGGAAAGCTGACGCCACAGGAAGCGCGGGCGTTCTTCTGTGGCGTGATCGGGCTGCGCCCCTGGGAATACGACTGGATGACACCCCGCGACCTGCGGGCGATAGCCGAGGGGCACCAGATGAAACAGCGGTTGGAGTGGGAACGGACGCTGGCCCTTGTCAACATGTGGACTGAGAAGCCCGTCACCTGGGACGACATCACGGGGGCAGGTAAGGCGAGGTCGCCACAGAAGCCGCTGGCCGACCTGCTCAAGGAATACCGGCTTGATGGCGGCCACAGAGGAGCGTAAACGCGATGCCTGAACAGGATGTCGTCATAAAATTCGGTGCTGCCGGTACGGAACAGGTGCGCACCTCTGCCCAGGCACTCAAGCAGGCGCTTGCAGCGGTAGAGCTGGAGATGACGAGCCTGCGGCAGCAGATGGCGGCGCTACGGGCAGAGGGCAAATCGGACAGCATGGCGGGCTTGCGGCAGCAGATGGCCGACCTCAAGGTTCGTGCCGCCGCTCTCCGCGTGGAGTTGCAGAAATTCCGGGTAGAAGGGACTGACCCGATACAGGTCTCGTCCAACGCGGCAGCGTTCGCGCTGACGAACATGGGGCGGACGCTGGAAGATGCCTCCTTCGGGTTCCGGGACTTACGGCTGGGGGTGCTGGCCGCTGCTAACAACATCGCCCCGCTGGTTCAGTCGTTGATACAGGCGCGGGTGGCCGCTGCCGCCACAGGTACGACGCTGGCGGCCAGCCTCGCCGGGTCGTTGTTTGGGCCGGGCGGGTTGATTCTGGGTTTCTCGCTGATGTCTGCCGCACTACAGGCGCTCCCGGCGCTCCTGGGCAAGACCGCTGAGAAGGCCTCCGACGCGGCCGGCAGCCTCCGTGACGTGGCAAGGGAAGCGCTTAACGTGGCGGCGGCGACACAGGCACAACTGCAAGCAAATCTTACACGGCTCAGTGCAGAGCTTCAGGAGTTGCAGGCACGGGGCACGGGCACGCGGCAACAGACGATCCTGTTTACGCCGGGCGCGCCGGGTTACAAGGTATCGCAGACCGGCTTCCGCCTTGACAGGCTTTCTGTGGCGGATCAGGGGCGCTACCAGGAGTTGGTGGCGGCGATTGAGGCAACGCGGGAGGGGCTTACAGACAGGCTTCTGCAAGAGCGCTTCCGGCAACTGGCACAGCAAGCCGGACTTATCATCCCACAGGATGCGACGCGGACGGGACGTGGCAGAGGGGCGGGGGGTGGCGCGGGAAGGGTTCGTTCTCTACTCGAAGGCGACGAACTGATCGGGCGGTTCGGCGGCCTTGCCCCTCTGTCGCCGGACTTCGCCGCCGGTGGCGCGGCGATCAACCGGCGCAGCCTCCTCGCGGCCAGCCGTAGCCGTCTCCGGGGCGTGGACACGTCTCAGATCACGCAGGACATGCGTGACGCAGCGGAGGCGGCGCTTGAGCTTCGCGCTGGCTACGAGGCGGCGTTCGGCGCGCTGGATGCAGGACTCGACGCCGCCGCCTCCGGCTTCGGGCAGTTCGTCGCCAACGTCGTCACGTTGCAGGAGGGGTTCCGCTCGTTCGGCGACGTGGTGCGCGGCTTCGGACAGGTGATACGCGGCGTGCTCCGTGATGTGGTGGCACAACTCACGGCAGCTATCGTCCGGATAGCGATCCTGAAGACGCTCCTCACCATCTTTGGCGGGGGCACGGGCTTCCTGGGTAGCGCCGTCCGGGGCTTTGCCGGGGCTAACGGCGTCACGCGGGGCTTCCGTGCCGAGGGCATCACCGTCCGCCCCGTCCAGCGGCTCCGCCTCGGCGAATTGCAGTACGGTCTTGACATCTCTGCACGGCGGGGGGTGGGCTGATGGCGTTCTCGAACAGATACCGCGCCGAAAACCTCGTCGGGGCCGACGGCCTCGACTACGACGTGTACATCCTCGAAGACGGGTACGCGGGTGCGGTCACGGACATCACCCTTGTCCCGCCCGCCTTCCGTATCGAGACGGGCCAGCGGGGGGACGACCTGGACGCGGGCGTCTCCGAGTCCGTCGCCGTCCTCTACATCTCGGCGGCATCAGACACCGACTACAGCGACCTCGACGCCTTCGACGAAGGGACGAAGCGGCTGGATATCTACCAGTCGGGCAGTCTGGTCTTCAGGGGCTTCCTGGAACCCTACCTGATCGAGCGGGCGCTGGACACGCAGCAGGTGCTCAAGGTAGAGGCGCGGGTCGGGCTGACGGGCTACCTGGACAACA